TTAAGAGCTACGTTCTGAACGATTAGCCTGTGAGTAGCTGTTGCTGTTGCAACTAATAGTATATCATTCTTTCTTACACCATTGTCACGACCTGTAGCGTCTAGTTCTACTCCATCAATAGTTTTGTCCAGAGTAATCTGACCACCCGCAGTTGAAGTATCATCACATACTGTAGTATTTTCTACGTGACCTGTGTAAGATAAGTGTAATCTACCCTGCTCTGACCAAACAACTTGATCAGAAGTCATAGATTCTTCAGCACCTACTTGAGAAAGGAATCCTGAGATAGTTCTGTTTCCAAATACCTCAGCTTCTTTTTCCATTAGGTCTGGTAAGTATTGCTGTGCCCAACCGTCCGAAGAACCTGCTGTAGCAAAGTCAATATAATTTGTAACTAGCGCGTTTTGCGTTGGCGCTGGCACTAAGTTACTTGCACCTGTAATTGCCATTTTTTCTTAATTTTACTTTTTGTTTTTAATTTTAAATTTAAAAGAGGCAGCATCATCACCCAATACTCGGAACTTTAATCCACCGCTTTGAGTCTCACCATGAGATGATCTTGCTGTGGTATTAATGTTTTTAGCTTTAGCTACGCTATCTTTAATAGCGTCAGCTTTACCTTGTTCGTAAAAGTGTTGAGCAATAGCATCAGCGTTCATTGCAGTATACAAACCTTTGTGGTAACCTTTAGCGTCTGATATTGTGTTTTCTTCGTTAAGAAACTTTCTTACAAAGTTATTAATATCAAGCTGCGCTTCCTTTACCTGGCCTGGATCCTTAACATTGTATCTAAACTTTTTATCTCCGACGTTGTATTCAAAACCTTTGAACTTATCGTTAAAAACCTGATCGGTTTTTTTGTTAAAAGTAGATGTTTGTTTTTGTACTCGCTGTTTTCTTTCGCTATCCTCTTTATTATATCTGTTGAAGAAATCAATCGCCTTCTGCTGCTCTTCGGTGAGCTTACTTCCAGCTTTAATCTCTTCATAGTATTTAGACTTTTGCCTGTCTAAGTGGGCTTTAGCCTCGGCAACTTGCTCTTTTCGGGCTAATTTTTTACGTTTAATATCTCTCTCATCATCAATAGATTCATCGTATGCAAATTGATCTTCCATTAAGAAGTCTACTTCTTCTGCAGATAAATGAGGTTTAGTGTCTTTATAGTATTCGCGCAAAGCATCTTGATCGTCAATTGACTCAACGTCTCTATTAAGTCTTACGTAATCTTCAAGATCGCCGCCAGTTTCATCCATAAAATCAACTAGCTTTTGAAGATTTTCTGGTAGAGGCTGTCCAGTTTCTTCAGACTCATCAAGAGCCTCCATAACCTCTTCTTGAGTTACGACTTGCTCTTCTGTATTTTCCTCATTGGTAACTTCCTCAAGGGTTGGTACCTCTTCATTAATGTTCTCTTCTTGTACAACTTCTTCAGTAGCTTCTTCGGTATTATTTTCAGAGTCATTTACTTGTTCTGTTGGCTGGCTTAAATCTACTTTAAAAACATTAGGATCGTCCTTGCTTTCAAACTTATCTAAGTCAAGCTCTGGAGCCTGTTCTTCAACAGTCTCTTCTTGAGATTTTTCGTTTTCGACCTCGTTGATTACTTCTTCAAGATCTGTTTGATTGTTTTCCATAATATAAAATATAAAATTGTTTTAATTTATCGCGGTGTAAAAGCCTCTAAATCAAAGTTACCTCCAATAGTATCATTACCTGCAGACTCAAAGTTTTTAGGTGGTTTACCTGTTTTTCTTTGCTCTATCATTTCACTTTGTTGAGTAGCTTGTATTTTAGTTCTTTTATCTTTACGATCTTCTTTTTCTTTTTCTCTATCTTTTAGCCCTTGAACTTCTGCACCCTTAAGCTGCATGTTAAATTGGAACTCTAACATCATGAGCTCTTTTTTGGCTGCTATCTCAGCTTGCATCTTCTGAGCGTTAAGCTGTGCTTCAGCTTGCATGAGCTGCATTTTACTTTGAGTAATAGCTTGCTGCTTTTGTATTTCTGTTTGAGCTGCAGATTGAGCAGCTTGTGCGTTAGACTGACTTTGAGCTTGTATATTCTGCATCTGTTGCTGCTGATCTTTCTCTTGCTTTTTCTTACGTCTAAGCTTTAGCAGCTGATTAGCTAGTTTAAGATTTTTTATATCTCTAATATCTATAGCATCTTCTAAGTCTATGCTTTTTTGCTGGAGAGACATTTGTATGTTATTCTCGAGCATTTGTTTTTCTTCTTCATCAGGAGCTAGATCAATAAATATACCAAAATCATGAAGATGCAGCTTTGATATTTTTTCTAGCTTTGCTACGTTTCGATGACCTATAGCCTGTATAAATGCTTTTTTAGCTGGAGAATATTCAATAACATCCGATATGCGAAGTGATAGCTTCTCTGCTGTCTCAGCTGTTAATAGTAAACCAGCTTGCAATATATGTCTAGTAGCGGTGTTAGAGTTTGCCGCTGCTATTTTTTGTATACCAACTAACGCGTTTTTATCTGGAGTACTACCGTCTCTAGCCTCATTCAAGCCTGTTACATCACGTATCATTTGAAGATAGTAGTTATACGTTTGTATTAAAGACTGCAACTTAGCGCCTTTACCACTAGAGTTAATTTCTTGAATAGGCACTTTACCAGGATTCATATCACCTTCAGAGGTAAAGCTTCTACCAATAATACTACCAGTCTGGAAGAACATGTTTAATGCCTCTTGAGGACTGTAGTTAGTTCCATTACCTAAGTCTATTTCAGCAAGTCCGTCAGCGTCAAGATAAACACCGTCTGGTACCATCTTTGACATTACCTGCTGTAGTTTTAAATGCGTAAGCTGAATCATATCAGCAAATCCAGTAATTCTACTAACCAAGGACTCTATACGACCTTCGTACATACGCGGGGCTACAATACTGTAGTTCATTTTAACTTTGTTAAAGTCACTCTTAGGCCTTAACATATTCTTAGCTAAATCCCAATGCAACAGCATATTAGAGCCAAGAACCATAACACCTTCGTACAGCACCTCTATCTTTTTAGATTCTCTAATAAAATCACCAGCCATATCTGCAGGTGGATTAAAACTGTCTGTTTTGCGAATAGCTCTTTGACCTCCAGTGCCTGTAGTCTTAATCTTGTAAACTTCGTTGTTATAAGTCTTGTAGTTGAAATATAAAACCTCTACAATATTTCTATCTCTACTTGCCGCTCTATTTCTTCCGTGCCTGTAGTTATTCGCTTTGCTGTTTTTTTCTAATATTTGATCGATATCAGATTGTTCTAAATCAGGAAACTCTTTTACAAGCTCGTTAATAGGTATTGATTTAACCTCACCTACATAGTATATATCGTCAAAATATGGCGAGTTAGATCTAGAGTATATTAAATTAGCTGGATCTACATAATCAACCACAACACCCTCAGACTTGTTAAAGCAAGTTTTAACAGCGCCAATACCTAGTACAGTTAAGTCGTAAAAAAATCTTTTCTTAATCAGCTCGTAATTACTACCTTCTAAAAGCATTTTAATAGCTTGCTCTTCAGCAATCTCAATAGCCTGCTTGTATTGCAGTTGCATATGAAGCTGCAGCTCTTCGTCTGTTTCAGGTAATGGATTCATATTACTTTCTCTAGTATCCATACCTAACTGCTGCTGCATGGCAGCGTCGAAGTCCTTCATCTTCATGTCACCTTCAACCGCCTCGATAAAATCAGTTCTTTCTTTAGCCCCTTGCGCATCTATCGAAAAAGCCTTTATGTCATATGTTCTTTCTGCTATGCCGTTTACTACAATATCAACAAATTTAGGAATAATAGGGACAGGTGTCCAGTCTAAATTAAGATAGGATAAATCGCCATTAATAGACAACTCATCCTTGTATTTCTGTATAGACTGTTCTCCTCTTGCGTACAGTCTTAGCTTATGATAGTTATTTATAGCGTTAGTATATCTATTAGCGTTGTTTTCTTGAGTAAACCACTCTGTATAGATAGCCTCTGCAACCTTGGCGCCGTACTCATAAGAGCTTTTTTCTGCGTCGCTAACGTTTTGTTTTGGAAAATTTACATATACTGACTCAGCCATGCTTATTTAATTATTTGGGAGTTAACTCCCGTATTGTTGTATCGAGATATATTAAGGTTTAAAGGTTGTCTTTCAACTTTAGCGTTTGGTGCATATAAATGTCTATTGCAAGCCATTATAGCTAAACCAGAGCTTATTGACGCATCGAACTTTGTTCTTTTGTTGATATCAAATTTAGCCCAGTCGTTTAGTAAGTCATTGAAATATACGGTGCCATAGTTACCGTCACCTAAATGACCAACGTGATCATTAATATACATTTCAATAGC